ATAAAGAAGAAAAAACTAAATGCGACTGCTGTGGAAAATGACTGGGAATTAAGTATCGGATTTTATGGTGGCCTAGTGATAGGCTTTCGACACTACCCACAAAAGGATTGCACAGATTACGTCCTATATTTTCCATTAATAGACATATGCTTAACTATTTACAATGATTAGCCACAGAACAAATCCAGAAAATATGATAAAGTATTATTTTGACACGCTTTATTATGCTAAAAAGCAAACCCATAGAGACTATCTAATTCACATGATAGGTTATCATTCTGGATCACTACCCTATCCAGAAAAAACTATAACAGAGACACTTAAATAATAACGCAGAAAAAACGCAGGTCATGGCAAAAGAAGACATTGTAAAACATCAATTCAAAGAAGGCAACAAGATGGGCAAAGGCAGACCGAAAGGATCTAAAAACCGCAGCACTATTGTCAAAGAATGGTTTGAGGTAATGAAGACAGCTCGGAATCCTATTAATGGCCTAGAGGAAAGTTTAACAATGGAAGACTGGCTGACAGTTATGCAATTTCATAAAGGCATTACTAAATCCGATACAGCCGCTTACAGAGCTTTAATGGATTCCGCATATGGACAAGCTAAGGAATCAGTTGATGTCGTGACAGACGCCCCTCAAATTGATTACAGAACGCTCTTTAACTTTGTAGATGACACAGGAAAAGATAGCGATTAACTATTCAACAAAGTACAGACGCTTCTGGAATGATACTCGTTATACAATTCTAACTGGTGGGCGTGGTTCTGGTAAGTCATTTTTTACAGGGGTTTTTCTTTTGGGCCTTATTGATACAGAGCCTGGACATACAATCCTATTTACAAGATACACGCTTCGCTCTGCTAACGTTTCAATCATTCCAGAATTTAAGGAAAAGATTGAGCTCCTTAATAGACAACACAAATTCAAGATTACTAGAGACGAAATTGTTAACCTAGAAAATGGTAGTAAAATCATATTCAGAGGGATTAAAACTTCAAGTGGTGACCAGACAGCTAATCTTAAATCTCTTCAAGGTGTAACGACCTGGTGTATGGAAGAAGCCGAAGAGATTGACGAAGATTCCTTTGACAAAATAGATTTATCAGTAAGGCATAAGCAAAAACAGAACCGAGTAATCTTGCTTTTAAATCCATCGACAAAAGAGCATTTCATTTATAAGCGTTTTTATCAAGACAAAGGAGTACAGCCTGGAGCTAATATGAGCAAGGGAGACACTACCTACGTTCACACCACATACCTAGATAACATTAAAAACCTTTCAGACAGTTACATTGCTCAAATAAAGCAAATGAAACAAAGACGTCCAGAGAGATATGCAGCAGTAATTCAAGGCAACTGGATTGAGAAAGCTGAAGGGGTAATCTTTACAAACTGGAAGCTAGGAAAGTTTAAAGAGGTTTCGCCCTCTGTCTTTGGTCAAGATTATGGCTTTGCTAATGACAGTAATTCTCTGGTGAAAACTTCAATTGATAGTGCAAATAAAATCATTTATCTAAAGCTTTGTTTTTATTTAAAGGGATTAACAACCTCACAAATAAGAGAGCTTAATAAAAAACATGCTGGCGATTCTCTTATCGTTGCAGATTCAGCAGAGCCTAGATTAATTCATGAGCTAAGAACGACATGCAATATTGTACCGAGTATAAAAGGGCAAGGGAGCATCACTTACGGAATAGCCATGCTCCAGGATTACGATCTAATCATAGACGACGGAGAGGAAACAGTACCACTAATTAAAGAGCTAAACAATTATTCATGGCTTGAAAAGAAATCACAGACTCCGATCGACAAATTTAATCATGCTCTAGACGCAATTCGTTACGCTGTAGGCTATCAATTAAAGAATCCAACCTCTGGACAATATCATATTATTTAAGAAAACCTAGACCGAATAAACAACCAACAAACGTTTTTACTATATATCATTTTATTTATGATTACTAAAGCTCTCAGAGTACCGAATAACCTGTCTGAAATAACACTTGGGCAGTATCAAAAGTTTAACAAGGTTCTAAGCAAAGAACCCGACGAAGACTTTCTCCAAAAAAAGACAATTGAAATCTTTTGCGGTGTTGAATTAAAGGACGTTGAAAAGTATAAATACAGCTCAATAGTTGAAGTGATCAAAATCATAAATAAGATGTTTGAACAAAAACCAAACTTGACACACAGAGTTAATAATAATGGAATAGAGTTCGGGTTTATACCTAAGCTCGATTCAATGAGTTTTGGCGAGTTCGTTGATCTTGATTTGCTATTAAGTGACTGGGAAACAATGCACGAAGCGATGGCCGTTTTGTATCGTAAAATAGAACACAAACACAAAGAGAACTATTCTCTAGTAGAATATGACTCTGAAAAAACACCAAACATGAAATGGCTGCCTTTGGACATAGTTTTCGGATCTCTTTTTTTTTTGGAAAGTTTAGAGAGAGAGTTGCAGACTCACACCCTCAATTATTTGGAAGCGCACATCAAGAAGATACCCCTGGAGCAGAGGCGAGCATTAATGAAACCTTTGGCTGGTGGTCTAGTTTCTATGCCCTAACACAGGGAAGATTGACAGATTTTGAAAAAATAGAGAAAATGAATTTTAACGCTTGTTTAACCTATTTAAGTTTTGAGAAACAAAAGAATGAAATTGAACTAAAACGAATAAAAAATGCCAGATAAAACAGAGCTTATCGATGCGCTTTATGAGCGACTGCTTTTAAATGATGACGAAGAGATAATACTTTCTGAAGGTTTTGAAAGCGCACTTATTGGAATTAGTAGTGCCGAGCCAAAGGTAGCTATATACGATTTCTGGAAAGCTCTTGATTGTGTTATTAAAGAAGCTCCAGAAATGTCTTTCGATCAATGCCTAGAATGGCTTGAAGATTTCAGTTCTCAAAAAATAGAGAATAGCGAATCATTAACGCCTCTATTTATTAAAACGCTATGAATAACTATTTCAAAGTAATTGACGACTTACAAGGAGCTGCAATAGCAGAGCCGTTTATCAATACAGTTACTCAAGGAGACATCACAGACGTCGATTTAAACAAAAGCACAATATTTCCACTATGCCATTTGATGGTCAACAATGTGAGTCTTACCTCAAACATTACAACAATAGACGTTTCAATCATTTTAATGGACATAGTGGATTTTTCAAAAGATAATGTTTCAAGTGACATTCGGGGCAACAATAACGAGCTTGATGTTTTAAACACGCAGCTCTCCGTTGCTGGAAGGTTACAAGCTTTGCTGCTTAGATCTGACACCTATTACGGAAGCTATCAAGTTGACAGCCCCTTTTCATGCGAACCTTTTACAGACAGATTTGAGTCAAACGTTGCTGGCTGGAATGTGAGCTTTACTGTAACAATGGCAAACCCATCAACTAAATGCTAATGGATTTAAAAGCAGTAAAAGAAGCACTTAATTTATTTGGTAAAACGGTAGTATTAAAGTCTAAGAAAAAGCTAAAAGCAAACAGCTCACTTGCTAAGTCTTTAGACTATCATTTAAAGGTTTCTAAAAACAGTATTGAAATGGATTTCCTTATGAATGAGTACGGCCTATATAAAGACTTAGGTGTCCAGGGAAAAGATCCAGGCGGCTTACCAAAAGGCTCTAAGAAATACAACAAACAGCAAGCGCCTCTGAGTCCCTACAAGTTCGGTTCTGGAACTGGTAAAAAAGGCGGTTTAAGAACTGGAATAAACGCATGGCTTACAAGAGGCAATCTAAAAAGTGTAACACGATCTAAAGGCAAATTTGTAAAAAGAAAAAGCCTAATCTTTTTAATCTCTAGAAGTATTTATATGAGTGGAATCAAGCCGAGCTTATTTTTTACCACTCCATTTAATGTAGCCTTTAAACAATTACCTAAAGACATAGGCAAAAGCTTTGCAGAAGATGTCGAAGACATGATAAAATTTACTACAAAAAACATAAATAAATGAGTACTAAAATCAATGTAAGGAGTCCTTTTTATTTACATTTAACAGAACCAGCAGTTCCTCTTCCAACTTACGATTGTAGCGCTGACTATGCAGACCTTAAAGGCTTTGCAGTGAACAATCAAGGTGTCGTAACTGAGCCAGTTCCTAAAGCTGGAGTTCTAGTTTCCTACACAAGCTCGGCTGGTGATTTCGCAAACGGAAAATTTGCAACTGTTAGCTCCGATACTGTAAGAACAATTACAGCCACATTAAGAATTCCAGCAGGTTTCACAAACACTAGCGACATATTTTTTGAGTGTAATGCCACAGCAACCCAAGAAGGCACGACCACGACTGTCGTAGCCCCTGCTGTATGTACAACAACCGTAACAAATAACGGAACTATTCCAGCGCAAACACTTAACAGCGGTGGCAATAGCGTCGACATAAACCTATCTTCTTACTTTACACCAGGAGCCTCTGCAATTACAAGCTTTTCAATAAGCAATAACAACCCTGTTTTAGCGAGTACTGCTGTAAGTGGTTCGACTTTAACGATAAGCTCAAACGCTATAGGCGGCTCAAATACAATTTATGCTTCGGCAAGTGACGCCATTAGTAATAGTTGTACAGCAGTACAGGCCATAAGTGTTACCATAAACGTTGTGGGTGCGCCAACTTATATTTGTTCAACTTCTCCATTAACAGGCGGAGCTATAGCAGCAGACGGAACGCTTACAAATCCACAAACTACAGGAACGATAACAGCACACACTCCAGCAACTTCTGCAAACAGTACTGGCTCGGCAAGAAATGTAACTTTGACTTTTAGCATAACCGTTCCAGCAGGCTATGGAAATGCAGGTGCAACGATAACTTGTCCGCATACAATCTCACAGCCAGCGCAAAATGTGTTGGAAGATTTTACATGCGCTATAGCAGGCCTTACAGGGCAAGGGATTAACGACAATGGTTCTATTACAAAAGGCTCAACTTCAAAAGGCAGCATAACAGGAATATCACCTTCGGCTGGATTTGCAGAGGTCACTAGTAACACTACTAGATCAGTTGACTTTACGATTACAGTTCCCTCTGGTTATTCAAACACAGGGGCAACTATAGTTTGCGGTAAAAACTTAGTACAGCCTGGCGTTGTTTCAGATTGTGGGTCTTCAGAGTTTTATATTTCAGCAGGCAAACAGTTGGCTGGTGACTTTTGTGACGACACCTACCCGAGCAACTTACCAGTTTTTTCAACGGCTTCTTCAGTTAACTCATTAGACGGGACTAAGATTTGTAAAGGCGGCACGCCATACAACGGAAACAATCTAAGATATGCAGTAACAACTTTTCCAACTTCAGCAGGTGCTGGTATTGGAGTTGACGATTTTAAAGTAATACAAATAGACTCTAACGGAATTGTTTTGTCAACGCAGCCCTACACTTGTGCAAGCGGTGGGACTGGTAGAGGTGGCGGTTTTATATAAATAAATTATGGCATTAAATAGAATTGAATTAGACTTGTATGTTTACCAAGGGTTAGAAAACTCTTTTGGGTCAGCACCAAACTACCAAATAAATAAATCTAGAATTGATACTCACACAAATATTACTTTAGAAATAGGTGAGCTTGTAAGAGATTATTTAGACATCACTTTTAATGACGACTATCTAAGTCATACTAGATGGGTCAAAGCTATAGTTACTTATTTTAAAGATGGCGATGTACAGTTTTCATATGGAAGCCCCCAGACCTTTACATACATAGCTACAGATGGCTTTGGATATTTTGAAGACGGCACTAATGCAGAGCTAGACAGAAACGCTTTAATAAGTTCTAATTTTAAATACATTCCAGAAAACACAGCAGGCAAAATTCCAATATTTGCAGAGGGTGTCGGCAAGGTGATTATTGATTCAACAACAACAGATATTATAAACAATAACGGTCAATGTAGGGGCAACGATGGCAGTTACACAGATGACAATTGTCAAAACACAGCTCATAAAATTTTATATATAACAGTCCCACAAAACAGCTCTACAATACAGGTTTATGACACCAACGATTCAACGCTTTTAAAAACTATAAACGTAAGTAATATCTGTGAGCCTAAATTTACGCCTTACAAAATTACTTTTGTTAATAAATATGGCGCATTTGAGGACTTGTATTTCTTTAAAAAGTCAACGGAAACCCTAAACACCTCTGAAGAAACTTTTAAGCGTAACACAATAACAAACGCCAGCTCTACCTACTCCACTTCAGAAGGTCAGTCTCAAAGATTTAATGTAAACGGTAAAACAAGTCTTGTTTTAAATACTGGATTTATAAACGAGGCAATGAACGAAACAATCGAAGAGCTGTTTTTATCTGAAAATGTTTGGATTAGATACCAAAGTAAAACGCTTCCAGTATTACCAACCTCAAAATCCCTCGCTTTTAAAACAAGCTTAAACGACAACCTTATAAATTATACTATAAACTTCGATTTTGCTTTTGACAAAATAAATAACATTCGCTAATGGTAGACATTCAGCTCTATATAGAAGGCAGCCAGGTGGAATTGTTTAAAGACGAAAGTATAACTCTTACGCAGTCCATTCAAGACATTAAAGACATCTCAAAAATCTTCACAGATTTTACTAGAACCTTTAACGTTCCAGCCTCTAAAAATAACAACAAGATATTTAAGCATTTTCACAGGTTTAATATTGTTGGATTTGACGCTAGAACTAAAAAGAATGCAGAAATATATTTAAACTATAAGCCATTTAAAGATGGCAAAATAAAGCTTGAAGGCGTACAATTAAAAAACAACGAACCCCATACCTACAGAATTACTTTCTACGGTAATATTATAAATCTAAAAGACACTTTAGGAGAAGACAAAATTAGCGGTTTAAAACATTTAAACTATTTTAATTTTGATTACAACGACACTAATATAACGGCTTACATGTCACTCGGAAAGGATGTCGATTTCTTTACAGAAGAGATTCTAGACGCTATTATATTTCCCTTAATAACCACACAAAGCAGACTAATCTTTGACAATAATACTATTGTAAACACAGCAACAACAAAAAACATAGCTCCATTTTTAGCAGCGTCCGCAAATCATGGCGTGCCTATTTCAGAACTCAAGCCAGCTATAAGAGTTTATGCTGTTATAAAAGCTATTGAATCTCATTACGGAAATTTGAAGTTTAGCTCTGACTTTTTTAATACAACTAATTTAAGTTTTTACAGTCTTTATTTATGGCTTCACAATAAAGAGGGAAAGCTTTTTGCAAATGAAAACGCTCAATATCCAATTACAAATTTAACGGCTTCTATTGTTGGCGATCGTTCTGACATCTCTGGCTTTACAGACGCTTCTTTTGTAAACAAATTTACTAACGAAACAAAAGCTAGATATTTAAAAATAAACGTCACACCCTCTGGAAATGCTTTATATAATGTTATCATAAAACAAGATGGCGAAAACTTTACGACCTTCAATGATCTAACAGGCACGACCACAAACTCAGTAACCTCTGGCAAAGTAGAATGGCTAGAAATACCCCAGGGAACTTATACCTTTTTTATTGAAACACAAACGGCCTCAAGTTATGACATAGACATAAGCATACAAGAACGAAGAGGGGGTTTGAATAGTCGTAAAGATATTACTTCAAACTCTGGAGTCGCTGCTTTTGTAAGTGACAAAAATATAAACATTTCTTCTTTAATGCCAAACATGCTAGTCATTGAACTGCTGCAAGGTCTATTCAAACTTTTTAATCTTACAGCCTTTCAAAATAGAGACGGCATAATTGAAGTGAAGCCCCTAGAGGACTTCTTTTTATCCAGCAGTAAAACCTGGGATATTACAAAAGACCTGGATAAAACACAAAGCACCGTCGACACAATTTTGCCCTTTAAAGAAGTTAATTTTAAATACAAAAGTACTTCTGCTTTTTTAGCCAACAACTTTAAGGAGAGGGCCAATAGAGAATGGGGTTCAATGTCTTACGCTAGTGGTGATAAATTTGACGGTCAATCCTATAATATAGAAGTTCCATTTGAGCATTTTTTATTTGAGCGTCTCTTTGTTACTGATAACCTAGCTTTAACTGAAACGCAGTCCAATGTACAATATGGTTATTCTGTCGACAAAGACCAACAACCATATCTTGGCGAGCCGTTACTTTTTTATGCTGTTAAAAGCTTTGCTTCAATCTCTGCTTTAAATTTAGCAGAGTCAGCAAAAGTGACTATTGGGTCTCCTTACATGCCTTCAAACTCTATAAGCACTTTTGGCATATTTGGAACAGGCTCAATTAATTTAAATTTTCACGCTGAATACGACGAATACACAGGCGTCTCAAATGAAGAGACATTATTTAAAACACAATATGAGTCTTATATAAAAGACATGTTTGACACTAGGAAAAGATTGACTACTGTAAAGGCCTTTTTACCTATGAGCATGATCTACAATCTAAGCCTAGCGGATAAGATAATAGTATTTGATGACATTTATAGAATCAATAAACTAGTAACAAACTTTGAAAATAACCAAAGTACAATAGAGCTTAATAACATCTTTGAAGTTGCAGACGAAAAAGAATTGACTTTAATTGCTGGGCAAGGAATAACTGTAGATTCTATTTTAACTTTTGCCGACAACTCTTATCTGTCAGTTGACGGTACTGGATTGAACAGCGGATTCTCTATTCCAAGTTTTTCAACTGTAATTCCAAACACTATTCCGATAAACAATCCGAAGCCTGCATATGTTAACGTCCCTTTAGTTGTTGTTGCTCCGTCAATAGCACCGTCTCAAATTATAGCCCCAACAAATACAAAAGTATTTTTTAATTATCAAGTTACAGCACTTGGAACTGTAGGCGGAACTCTTCAGCAAATGCAGGAATACGGCTTTTTATATTCCACAACAAAAACAAATTTAACTGCTAGTAATGACGTCGATGTATTAAAAGCAGCTTCTGGAGTGACAAGCGTGCCTTTTGTCAGAGATCAACTTTCTCTTTATACATTGCCAACGTCTGCGGCTGGATATGAAAAAAGTGGCTTAACGCACCCTGCAATTTATTACTGGCGTTTTTACGCTAGAACAAACACAGGATCGGTCTTTGCTTTTGCCGATGCTATTTCAGACGTACAGACAGCAGCAACTGTCGCTGTGGCCCAAGGTCAATACAATAACGGAAACGGTCAAAACCTTTACGGCATAAATGGAACTTCTGGCTATATGAACAGTACAGCTCCACAGCATAACATTTCAAAAGGAAACTTCACAAGCTATGGAGCTGAAAATCAAGACGGCTTTATAATTGGAAACATTATAAGTCCAAACGAGA